ACTGCGATCGCGATTTCCAAGTCGGATTCCACTACTGCTGATCGCACGTCGTACATCTTGTCGTGGGATGATTCGACGCATAGCACGGTGAAGGGCTATTTGGCGTTGCGTGGCAGCAACAACGGTTTGCTGTTGTATGCGGTGACGGGTGCGATCACGAACAACACGACTTGGTTTGAGGTGCCTGTTTCGGTGGTGTCGACGTACACCAGTGGTGATGATGGCACTTGGGCGTTCGATTTTTCTCGTAACGGCGACACTGGTGCGACTGGCCCGACGGGGCCTGCTGGTGCGACGGGTGCCGATGGAGCGACTGGAGCGACGGGTGCGACAGGCGCCCAAGGAGCACAGGTCTATGCGAACGGTACTTACAGCATCGCGAACACGCTGACGCCAACAAACGTGTTCTCAACCACCCTGCCTGCCAACCCTGCGACAGGTGAGATTTACAAGATCACGATCACGGGAAGGTATTTGAACAACTCGGGTTCCAACAAGACTTTGTCTGTGAACTTCATCTTCGATTCAGTTGCCGTTGGTGGAACTACAGCGAACTTGGCTACATCTGCCAATGTTCGTCCGTTCAAGTTTGAGTTCTTGATCGACGTGAACGGTATTGCTTCCCAAGAGATTTCAGGCTGGGGTGCGATTACTGCTACCCCAACTACGTCTGGTGTGTGGACTACAGCAAACCCGATGTTTGTTGGCGGCACTGCTGCAACGGTGAATATGTCTACTGGCAAGTCGTTGTCAGTCACTTTGGCGCATTCGTTTGCCGCTACAACGGTGTCGGTGGACGGTTCATATCGCATTGAGCGAGTCCTGCCGTAATGGACGCTGCGTCCCTGGAGGGGTGACAGATGGCGTCTACATTGCTGCTTGAGGATGGCAGTGATCTGCTGCTCGAGGACGGGGCAGCGTTCCTTCTTGAAGATTCCTCTTTGTCGCCAGTTGTTTCGGCAGCAGGTTTTGGATCTGGCCTCGGTTCGGCCAGCGCCCTGTCTGCCGCTGTCCGTTTTCGTTCTGGCAGCGATTCAGGCGCGTCGTCACAGACCGCTGCTTGCGTGCGGGCAGCTTTGCGGTCAGGTTCTGGATCTGGCCTTGGTTCGGGGTCATCCAGTCGTGTGTGTGTTCGCGTCCGTGCCGCATCTAGCAGTGGCGTTGGTTTTAGTTCGGCCCTGTGGGTTTTTCTGCGAGGCCGTTCTGCGACTGGCTTTGGTGTCGGGTCTGGTTTCGGGTCTGGTGTTCGGGAACCAGTAACGGTGACGCGTCTGGCATCCGATGAGAGGTTCGGGTGGGGTATCGGATTTGGCGAACCGAAGTTCACCCGCCCGATCGGTGACGAGCCGCTAACGGAACGCCGCAGGATTCGCCATACCCGTATGCAGCCTGTGGCTCGCACGACGGTGCGGCGTCCTCCGCCGCTTCGTCGGCCTCGCATGGGCCTGTAGGAGAGATCATGGATCTTCAAGAACTGCTGAACGAGCAGGAGTGGCGGCGTTGTCGTGGCCCTGTGGACGCTGGAGTGAACGAGAAGCTGGACGCTTTCGTCTACTTCTGCACTACGTACTGGTCGATCAAGCATCCAGAGCAGGGGCGCATCATGTTCGAGCTGCGTGAGGCGCAGATCGAGACCGTTCGCTCATGGTTGACAAACAGGTATTCGGTGGTGTTAAAGGCACGCCAGATCGGGTTCTCGACGCTGGCTGCTGCCTACGCGTTCTGGCTGGCGTTCTTCTGGAGTGACCGTTTCATCGTCATGCTGTCCAAGACGGAGCGTGAAGCAGCGAAACTGCTGTCGAAGTCGAAGTACGGGTTCAAGTTCCTGCCGTCGTGGATGCGCAAGCGTGGACCTCAGGTGGTGTCGGACAACCAGTTGAAGATGGTGTTCGACAACGACTCGGCTATCGAGTCGCTGCCGTCGAACAACGATCCTGCCCGTGGCGAGTCGGTGTATCTGGTGATTGTTGACGAGATGGCGTTCCTTCCGAATCCTGATGAGGCGTGGGCGTCGATCGAGCCGATCGCTGACGTCGGTGGTCGGGTGATCTGCCTGTCCACCGCAAACGGTGCTGGCAACTTCTTCCACCAGTTGTGGATCGGGTCACAGACGAACACCAACAACTTCAAGGGCATCTTCTGGCCGTGGTCTGCTGGTGACCGCGACGACGACTGGTACGAGTCGAAGGTGAAGAACATGCCTGCATGGCAGCTTCATCAGGAGTATCCGAGGAATCCTGATGAGGCGTTCATCATGTCGGGTAACCCTGTGTTCGACGTGTCGAAGTTGACGGCGTTGCAGACCGAGGATCCTGTTCGTGGCTACATGAAGTTCACATCTCGCCGTCAGGCCGAGTTCGTCGAGGCTGTTGACGGCGAGTTGATGGTGTGGGATTTCCCTGCAGAGGGTGGCGTGTACACGATTGGGGCTGACGTCGACGAAGGCTTGGGCCACGGCGACTACTCGTCAGCCCACATTGTTGACGCTCGAACTTTGACGGTTGTCGCAGCCTGGCATGGGCATATCGACCCCGATGTGTTCGGCGAGGTGCTGTGCGAGTTGGGCTGGTGGTACAACGGCTGCCTGATCGGCGTCGAAAACAACGGTCACGGTTTGACCACGTTGAAGTCGATGCAGCGATACGGGTACAAGAACATCTACCGCCAGCGAAGGCTGGCACAGCGGGTACAGGCTGAGACAGAGATACTCGGCTGGCGCACCACGGCGGCATCGAAGCCGCTGATGGTGGACGAGCTGGCTGGTGCGCTCCGTGACGAGGAGATCCTGCTGCTCGACATCTACACGATCAATGAGCTGAAGACGTTTGTGCGAGACACGAACGGCAAGATGCACGGCTCGCCGCATGATGACCGTGTGATTTCGCTGGCTATCGCATGGCAGATGTTGAAGTTCGTGTGGCTGCCCGACTACGTGTCCGAGGCTCCCCCTCCTCGGTTCTCTCTGTCGTGGTTCGAGAAGTTCCAGCAGAACAACGATTTGCCGTTCAAACGGGTGCCAATCGGCGCATACAACACCGCAAAGAAGGTGTAACGGCACCCGCTTGTGGTGATGGGTTCCGTTTCGTGCACTGAATGCGGGCAGACGTTCTCGTTCGATGTTCTTCCTCGACGAGGTGCTGTCTGTTTCCGCTGTCACATCAAGTCAATCCGTCTCGGGTTCGTAGAAACCAAGGAGGTGTTCCACGGGCCGACGCACGCTGAACGGCGGGCGGAAATCGAGCGTGACGCCAAGACGAACGGTATCGAGATCGAGCGACTGCCATCCAAGGTGTGGGTGTGACGTGGGCTGGCTGGAAGCCGCGACAGCGGTCGCTGTCGCGTTGATCGGTGGCCCGCTGATCCTGCTGTTGAAGCGGATTGATCGTCGGAACACCACACAGCATGCAGCAGCTCAGGCGGAGCGGATCTCGTCGAGGAACGAGATGCGGGATCACATGAACCGCATCGAGGAGAAAGTGGATGGTGTGACTGGTTTGGTGGCTGATCACCTGGCTTTTCACGCCCACAACAAGGAGGGGTCGGAATGACGTACAAAGAGGCTTTTCGGCGGGCGGTGGCAACCTTCATCGCTGGCGCTACTGCCGCGCCGTTGACCGCTGCAGCGTTCAACGTGTCGTTCTTCAAGGCTGCTGGTGTCGCAGGCCTGATCGCAGTCTGGAACTTCGCTGGCCGCGCAGTCCAGGCGTGGAACATCGGTGACTGATGGCGCGTCCTTCGAACGCTGAGATCCTTCAGCGATACCAGACGAAGATCAAGAAGTCCCGCAAGTGGCGGGACGACGAGGATTACGACGACACGTGGCGTCGTCTGATCCGCCTGTACCGAGGGCGGCACTACGAGTACTTCTCGGAGGAAGACAGGCTGCTGGTCAACATCTGCTTCTCGACGGTCAACGTGATCGCCCCGTCGGTTGCGGTGAACCATCCGAAGATCACTGTCGGTGCCGTCAAACCCGACGATGCCCCGAAGGCGATCATCACTGAAGCGGTGGTGAACTACTGGTGGCGTCACTACAAGGTGAAGCCCCAGTTCAGGCGTGCAGTCAAGGACTTCCTGATCGTCGGGCACGGTTGGTTGAAGTGCGGCTACCGCTACATCGAGGAGCAAGATGTCGCAGACGGGGACGAGTACTCGGATCCCGCCGCAAAGGGAAACGAGGTCACCCCAACGATCACGGTTGTCGAGGACAGGCCATTCGTTGAGCGTGTCTCCCCGTTCGACGTGTTCGTTGACCCTGATGCCACGTCGATGGATGACATCGGCTGGATCGCTCAGCGAATCCGCCGATCGTTGAAGGAAGTGAAGGCAGATCAGCGGTACTCGAAGAAGGCCCGCGAGGTGGCATCGCCAACCTCGTGGCGCAAGACCGTGTACGACGGCTCCACCACTGACGTGTATGACACCGATGAGGGGTATGTCGAGGTGTGGGAGTTCTACGACATCAAGAAGAAGACGGTGTCGTCGTTCCTTGATTCGTCGGAGCATTTCCTGATTGCTCCACGTCCGATGCCGTACGCCTTTGGTCATCCGTTCGTGATGATCCGCAACTACGACGTCCCTGACGAGTTCTACCCGATCGGTGACCTAGAGGCGATCGAACCGTTGCAGCGTGAGCTGAACGAGACCCGTTCGCAGATGATGAACCACCGTAAGCGGTATGCGCGCAAGTACCTGTACCGCGAGTCGTCGTTCGACGGCGACGGGCGTGCCGCCCTCGAGTCGGACGTCGACAACGAGATGGTGCCCGTGAAGGGCGATGGCCCGCTGTCTGAGGCTGTGGTGCCGATGCCTGCAGTGATCACTCCGCCCGAGTTCTACAACCAGTCGTCGATGATCAAGGACGATGTGATCTCGACGACGGGTGTGTCCGAGTACATGCAGGGTCAGATGCCTGAGATCCGCCGTACGGCGACAGAAGCGGGCATCATCGCTGACGCCTCGAACGCCCGTGCTGCAGACAAGTTGGCGATCATCGAGCAGTCAATCTCGGATGTGGCCTACAGGATGGTGGCTCTCGCCCAGCAGTTTATGACTGGTGAGCAGGTGGCCCGTATCACTGGACGAGATGGTGAGCCGCTGTGGGTGACGTTCGATCCTGACTACATCGCTGGCGAGTTCGACTTTGAGGTCGAGGGCGGTTCAACGCAGCCGAACAACGAGTCATTTCGTCGCCAGTCTGCTCTGCAGATGGTCGACGCAATGGCACCGTTCATCCAGATGGGTGTCGTGGATCCACGTCAGCTCGTCACCCATGTGCTGCAGTTCGGTTTCGGGGTGAAGAACCCTGACAGCTTCCTCGCTCAGCAGCCGATGGCACCCGACCAGCAGGTGCCGCCCGACCAGCAGGCGCTGCCACCTGGTGCACCGATGCCCCCCGACCAGCAGATGCCGCCGCAGGATCCTGCTGCGGCAGGTATTCCGCCAGAGTTGATGCAGATGCTCATGGCTGGCGGAGGTCAGGGTGTAACGGGCATTCCTTCCATGTAGAGCAACCCGCGAGGACTCTAGGAGAAGAATGAGCGACGAATACGTCGATGTTGATGTCCAAACCGAAGCCCCCGACTTGGGACAAGCAGACGTGTCGGACGGTGCCGAGACAGCGGATGTACCCATCCTCGAACTCGACCAGTACAGGGACTACCGAGTGCCTGTCAAGATCGAGGGGCAGGAAGACTACGTTCCGTTGACCGAGGCGGTCGCTGGCTACCAGCGTCAAGCGGACTACTCCCGCAAGACACAGGAGCTGGCACAGCAGCGGAACGATCTCGGCTGGGCAAGTGCCATCAAGGCAGCTCTCGAGCAAGATCCCGAAGGAACCCTCCATCTCCTGTCGGCGCACTACGGGGTCAACCCGCAGCCCGCACCGCAGCAGGCGCAGAAGCCAGCCAGCGACCCGTTCGATGACTGGATGAGCGATGATCCGTGGGATTCCCCGAAGCAGAGTCAGCAGCAAGTGGATCCTCGTTATGAGGAGATCGCGACACGGCTGGCTCGGATCGAGCAGGAGCGTGCGGATGCGACCTTGCGCAGCGAGGTAGCGAGGCTGCAGGCAACTTATGCCGACTTCAATCCGCAGGAAGTGGTGGCTCATGCGCTTCGCATGAACACCACGGATCTGGAAACCGCATACAAGCAGATCGCGTTCGACAAGGTGTTTGCCGAGAGGCAGCAGTTGGCCGAACAGGTGCGCCAAGCGCAGGCGCAGCGCACCGCCAAGCAGGAAGCGTCAATCATCTCGGGCGGGTCGACCGTTCAGGGTGGCGGTTTGGACGGAGTCGGTGAAGTCCGTTCCATCGCAGAAGCTTGGGCTGCCGCAAAGCGACAGCTCAGCAAGTAACCCAACAAGGAGGCCCCCGTGGCTGGAAACCCGAACTTCGACGCCCTGCTGTCGACGACACTTCAGAACTACCAGAAGCGACTCACCGACAACGTCTTCACCGACCGAGTGCTCACCTGGTACCTCACCGACAAGAACCGCGTCCGTAAGGAGAGCGGTGGCACCAAGATCATCGAGCCGCTCATCTACGCTCAGAACTCGACGGTCGGCTCGTACTCGGGCTACGACACGATCAGCCTGACGCCGCAGGACGGCATGTCGGCTGCCGAGTTCGACTGGAAGCAGATCGCCGTGTCGATCGCCATCTCGGGCATCGAGGAAGCGAAGAACAACGGCGAGCAGGCTGTCCTGAACCTCCTCGAGGCGAAGGTGATGCAGGCCGAGGAGTCGCTGAAGCAGAAGTTCAACACCATGTTCTTCGCCGATGGCACTGGCAACAGCGCCAAGGACTGGAACGGTCTTGGCAACCTGATCGAGAGCGGCAACACGGTCGGCGGCATCGACGGCTCGACCAACGCCTTCTGGAACTCCTACGAGGAGAACACGGCTGGCGCTCTGACCGAGGCCTATCTGCGCACTGGCTACAACAGTGTGTCGGTTGGCAACGATCAGCCCGACATGATCCTGACCACTCGTGCCCTGTTCGAGAAGTACGAGGCTCTGCTCACCCCGCAGGTGCGCTACTCGGACGTCAAGATGGCGAACCTCGGGTTCCAGAACCTGATGTTCAAGGGCGCTCCCGTGGTGTTCGATGTGGACTGCACCGCTGGTGTTGTGTACTTCCTGAACAGCAAGTACATCTCGCTGGTCGGCCACTCGGACAAGTGGTTCACGCAGACCCAGTTCGTGCGTCCCGAGAACATGGATGCCCGCTACGCGCTGATCTTGGCGTACGGCAACCTGACGGTTCGGAACCGCAAGAAGCTGGGCAAGCTGACTGCCAAGACCTGACAGGTGGGCTAGGGGTGGGGGCTAGTCCCCCACCCTGCTGCCCGTAGAGGGGACGTAATGGTCATCAAACGGGGTAACGAAACTTTCGCTGGCTACAACAAGCCGAAGCGCACTCCTGGTCATCCGACGAAGTCTCATGCGGTGTTGGCTAAGAGCGGTTCTGAGGTGAAGTTGATCAGGTTCGGCCAGCAGGGTGTTTCTGGTTCTCCGAAGAAGGCTGGCGAGTCTGCTGCTTATCGTGAGCGGCGTGAGTCCTTCAAGGCTCGTCATGCGAAGAACATCAGTAAGGGCAACATGTCAGCGGCCTATTGGGCAGACAAGGTGAAGTGGTGATCATGGCAGTCAAGTGGTCTTCAGGAACTCGCATGGGTGAAGCGGCCCGCAACGGTCGCGGTAAGGCTCCGACCCCCCGTATGGGGGAGGGTGCTCGGAGCGGTACGGGTCGTGCACCTTCCCGTCAGGGCGAGAGTGCTCGAAGCGGCAGCGGCAAGGCACCCACCACCCGCATGGGTGAGGGCGCACGTTCTGGTGGCAGCCGCATCACTCCTCCCCCGCCGCGCGGTGAAGCAGCCCGCAACGGGACTGGCCGTGCAGGTCAGACCCGTCAGGGTGAAAGCGCACGTGGCGGTTCTGGCCGCGCGCCGTCGACCCGTATGGGAGAGGGTGCCCGTGGCGGCAGCGGCAAGGCACCCACCACCCGCATGGGTGAGGGTGCCCGTGGCGGCGGCGGTACGACGATCCGCAAGCCAGCAACTGCTCCCGCCCGTAAGTACCCCGAGGGGCCGAGTACTCGAGCGCAGAACCTGCAAGCACTTGAGCGTGCTGGTCGCTCAGCACTTGCTGCAAAGGGCATCTCGCCTACCAATCCGAACTACAACGCGGCGCGCCAACGTCAGAATGCTGCACTGGTGGCATTGGCTCAGTCACGTAAGAGTGGTCGGTCGCGCTGATTGCGTAACGCTCACGCCTACAGGTGATGAGCAGAGAAGTAGCCCCCGCCATGTCCCTCTACGGTGTCGCCTACGCTCAGGTCGGTCGTGCCGCATCCGAGTACGCAGGCCGAGAGGTGCAGCGTGCTTGGCACAGCGGTATCGAGTTCACTGGGCACACCGCCTGCCGTGCGAACAACGAAACCTGCACTGCTCCTCGAGCGAAGGGTACCGACTACTGCATCGGCCATCTGCGTGCTGCAGCAAAGCAGCAGGCGGATGAGAAGTGAACCGTCTCGATGTTCGTGCCAAGGCTCGAGCGATCACTGAACTGACCGTTGATGACGTGTCGGATGAGATCATCGACATGTACGCCCGTGACGGGTATGAGCGCATCATCAACATGGAACGCCGTTGGCCGTTCTTCGAAACCACGGTGACGTTCAGTGCATCAATCGGCGACGACGAGTATCCGATGTCGGCAATCTCGGATCTTCGTGAGATCACGTCGATTGTCGATGCTCAGAGCGGCAATCGTCTCGATCTGATCGGGTACGAGCAAGGCGAGGATGTGTGGGCGAACGCCAGCAGTGGACGTCCACAGCATTGGTCGCTGTGGGCGTACTCGGTGAAGTTGTGGCCTTCTCCCGATTCGGCGTACTCGTACAGGGTTCGTGGCTATCGGAAGGCTGCCGATTGGTGGGAGTCGGATGGCACCGAGATTGATGCCGACGAGCGGCTGCATGCCGCTGTCGTCTACTACGTGCTGTCGCGCCTCTACCAGCTGCAGGAAGACATCGAGATGTCGAACTTCTATGCGGCGACGTTTGCCGAGTCGGCAAAGTCTGCGCATGCGGACATCATGCGTGCCCCGAACCAGCGTCCGCTGGTGCTGAATCAGGGTGTCCCGTTTGGGCCGAACTCGTTTGCGCGCTATCTGGCCTGATGTCTCGCCTGGCTCTGCTTCGTACCGACGACTTCACGGGCGGTTTGAACCTGCGGGCTGACCCGTTTCAGCTTGCTGACAACGAGTCGCCCGACATGCTGAACGTCGATGTCGACCCTCGAGGCGGGTTCTCGTCGCGTGGCGGATGGCAGGTGGTGAACACCACGGCGATCTCTGGTGCTGGTACTCCAACGATGAAGGGCATCATGTCGTGGGATACGGCGACACCGCAGGTGTTGGTGTCTGCTGGTACGGGTGTCTGGTATTCGTCGACGTTGGCGACGTTCACGGATACGACGATCACCACTTCGGCGATGGATGGTGCGTCGTTTGCTCCGTGGACTGGTGCGTCACGGTTCGTGTACATGGCGACTGGTGGTTCGACGCAGGGGGCGAAGTGGTCTGGTAGTGCAAAGACGTTGCTGACTGCTTCTGGCACATCGGCGTGGCAGGAGTCGTTTGCTTCTCCGACTGGCACGCACATGCCGAAAGCTGAGCATGCTGCGGTTCATAGTGGGCGGCTGTGGGTTGCGAACACGACCGAGGATTCGACGAACTATCCCGACAGGGTTCGGTTCTCTCATCCGAACTTCCCTGAGTCGTGGAGATCCGCCGACTACATCGACGTGGTCGGTGGTGGTGTTGGCATCACGGCTCTGATCCCGTTCGGCGGGTCGCTGATGGTGTTCAAGAAGCATTCGATTTGGATCATCACTGGGTACAGCACTGACACGTTCCAACTGGTGGAGATCACTCAGAAGGTTGGTGTGACGTCTCGCCGCCACATCGCCCTGGCTGAAGGCGCTGTGTTCTTTCTGTCGTGGCCTGATGGTCTGTTGATGTTCGATGGCAGCCAGATCAACTACATGTTCGAACGTCTACGTCCGCTGCTAACGGATGGGTCGATCAACGGTGCGACGATTGGTCGTGCCGCTGTGGCGTTCATCAATCGTCGAGTGTGGGTGTCGCTTCCCGAGGTTGGCTACACGAATCCGTCCGTGACGTACGTGCTGGATCCGACGTTGAACTCTGGTGGCAGCTGGGTTCGCTACCGAGGCGGCACCACGTCGCTGGGGGCTGGCGTCGGGTGTGACCATGTGTTGTCTGATGGGTCGGTGTATTCGATCATGATGCCGTACGGGTTGGATGCGATCGTTCGCATCGACAACCCGACCCGCAGTACCGACTATTTGACGATTGGTGCAGGCGGGCCAGAGGTGTCGTACCAGTCGTACTATGTGACCCGTTGGCATGATGCTGGCAGCGTGTCGCAGCGGAAGATGTGGCGACGGCCCGACATGATTGTGTCGGAGCCGTCGGTGGCTACCACGTTGACGGTGACCGCATTCCACGACTGGCGTGAAGGTCTGGTGAAACGCTCCTCGCAGGTGGCGATCCCGTCTGCTGTTACTGGGATGTCGTGGGCTGCGACGGCGACCGAACCTGATGCGAATGCTGGCTGGGGTGAAGCGGTGTGGGGTGCTTCGGCGACAGGTGATTTGTATGAGCGGGGCGCAAACATCGGTTTGGCCCGCTCAATCCAGTTGAAGATCGTTGGTGAGGCTGGGAAGCGCTGGGGCGTCTCGTCGATCACCTACAAGTACAACCCTCGAAAGGTGCGTGCCTGATGGCTACTGCTTCTGTCTCCTACGCGTTCTCGAATGGAACGAATGCTGATGCAACACAGGTGAACTCGAACTTCTCGAGCCTTGTGGCGTTCCTGAATGCGAACGTGATCCACAAGGATGGCTCGGTGTCGATGACGGGCCAGTTGAATCTGGTTGGCGATCCGACGCTGCCAGCTCATGCTGCTCGCAAGGCGTACGTGGATGCGCTGTTCCCGATTGCGACTGCCGCCATTGCTGATGGTGCTGTCACGACGGCGAAGATCGCTGCGACTGGCGTGACTACTGCCAAGTTGGCTGATGCTGCGGTGACTGCCATCAAGGTTGATCCTGCTGTTGCTGGTAGTGGTCTGTCGCACTCGACGACGACGGGTCTGGCTGTGAACGTCGATGCGTCGACGATCGAGGTGAATGCTGACACGTTGCGGGTGAAGGATTCGGGCATCACGAATGCCAAGTTGGCGAACGCCACCTACTCCAACATCAAAGGCATCGCGCTCGCCGATCTGTGCGGCAAGGCGACAGCGGCAGCGGTGCAGGCGATCACGACTGGCACCGACACGACGGTGACGTTCGGTGCCGAGTCGTACGACTACTCGAGCATGCATTCCACCTCAACGAACACGGGTCGTGTCACGATCGCTACCGCTGGCGTCTACCACTTTGCGGCGACTGTCCCGTGGGAGGGATCGCAGACGGGTTACCGACGGCATCGCCTCATCCGTTACAACTCGAGCAACGTGCTGCAAGAGTTCGTAGCTGACTTCACTTGGGACGCTGGTGACAGCAGCGCGTCTGAGTGGGCCGCAAACGTGTCTGGTTCCACGCTGTGCGCAGCGGGCGACTACATCGTGCTGGTGGTCAACCAGTCTTCGGGCGGGTCGTTGAACATTCTCAACGGGTTGGGTATCACTGCTTCGCTCGCCTGGCATTGCGTCAGGTTGACGTAATGGTGTGGGTCGCCCCGCAGCAGGGGTCGATGGGACGTGACGTTCGTGTTGTCATGGATTCGCTGTCCAAGGAACTGTCTCGGGTCGCTGGCACCGTCCTGACCGATCACGGCACCTTGGGTGGCTTGGCCGACGACGACCACCCGCAGTATGCGCTATCCGCTGGTGACACCTACACCAACACCCACACGTTCTCGGGGACGCTGGTTGGGTCAGGAACAGCCACGATGTCGGGCACGTTGAACGCGTCAGGGGTGTTGCAACGCAACGGGTCGACAGCCCGAATGCTGGTTGACGCTCAGTCGGTGCGCGCCACGGCAAACATCACCACCACGACGACTCCCACGTTGGTGACAGGTGCGACCGTCACTCTGTCGTTGACGTCGGGCGATCTTGTCACGGTGACTGGTGTGCTCGATATTGGGGCGAACGGGGCGGGCACCTGTACTGGCGATCTGTACATCGGTGGCGTCGCTCAGACTGGTTCGGTGGTTTTCACGACTGCAGCAACTGGGTACAGGTCGACGGTGGCGCAAACGTGGGTGTACTCGGCGGGGTCAACTGGCTCTGTCACGTTCGAGCTACGGGCGTCGCACTCGGCTGGTTCTACCGCCTTCACTGTCCGAGCTAATCACACGTCGCTGCTGGTCAGCGTGTACAGGTAACGGCTGGGGGTATTAGCGATGGCCTATGTGGATGCCTCTCTTGTGCAGGGGATTCCGAAAGTGAAGTCGAGTCGACGCCGACGAACCGCCGATAGCGGTTCCGTCGCTCCGACGACCCCTTCTCCGACCGCGCCCGTCAACGGGTTCGGCGCGTACGACGCTGCAGCTGGCTGGCAGCGTGATTCGACGCTGGCGCAGAATGCCTACTCGAGGTTCCTGGCCCAGCAGCGTGGCACTCGGGAGCTTGGGAATATCGACATCGGGCAGACTCGAGGCCTCGAGGGCTTGGGTGCTGGGATGGCGCAGCGGGGGTTGACGAACAGCGGCATCTATCAGACTGCGCAGAATGACTATGCGCAAGGCTGGATGGGGCAGCGTCAAGATGCGCTTGACCGCCTGTATCAGAGCCTTCGTGACACGGCGTACAGCGACACGAATGCGTGGGCGTCGTTCAACAACTCTGTTGCTGACAAGGAGGCGGAGAAGGCTCAGCAGATCCTTCAGACCGCCGCCCAGTTGTCTTCGCTCAAACCGTTCATTGGAGGTTGACCGTGGGTCTTCAGATTCCCCAGCAGAAGCCCGACGGCGGCTTCATCTACAACAAGGCCCCCCAGCAACGTCGCCAGACGTCGCAGGCACCACTTGGCGCGTACTACACGACGAATCAAGAGCGTGACGCCTGGAACATGGACTCGGTGCTGAACCAGTCGCTTCAGGCGTTGAACGATCAGGGGATCGACCCGAACAGCCAGTACGGCAGGGGTGCGATCACCACCATGTATCAAACCCTGAAGCAGAACGGTGGCCAGCAGCCGATGCCGATGCCGACACCGCAGCGTGGTCGGAGCGGCGGTGGCGGTTCTCCGCAGCAGCGTGCGTTGCAGGCGATGTACAGCATGTGGGCACGTCCGCAGGACAACACGCTGATCGACGCAATCACCCGTTTGACGGGTGATGCGCGCACCCAAGGACAGGATGCGTTGTCGAAGCTGACTGCTGGCTTGCAGGCCCAGCAGAACCCGTACGCATCGGCTCAGATGCCGATGCCGCAGGTGACTGGCAATCCGATGGCCCAGTACATGCAGGCGAATGGTGCGTCGACAGGCCAGGCGGATGCGTTGCAGGCACTGTTGGGTTCCACGGCGCAGCAGACGCAGGCTGCGGATCAGGCGTACTTGTCGCAGATGCAGGCCGCTTGGAATGCGCAGCAGCAGGCTCGTATGGCCGATGCGGCGCAGTCGGGGCAGATGTTCGATCAGTCGTTGTCGAACACGTCGCTTGGTTTGCAGTACCAGGAACGTCAGCGTCAGCAGCAGGCGAAGGATGCGTTGATGATGCAGATGTTGCAGGCGGCGATGAGCAATGGTCTTGATCTGAGCAAGTTCGGAGGGTTGTTCAAGTGAGCGACATGTGGGGTGGTTACGGGACTGGGTTCGACCAGAACACGATGGCGCAACTTCTTCCTCTGATCTTGGGGTCGATGTCGGATCAGAAAAGCGCGTTCGGGGTTCAGCAGAGTGGCCTGAACAACATGCAGGACATCATCAAGCTGCTGTTCGATCCTCAGTACGCAATGATGACGGGCACGTACGATCCGATGTTGTCGGTGGATCAGCAGGGCATGCAGCAGGGGTTGAGCCTGCCGACGCCTCTGCTGGATGGGGCGGCACGTTCTGGTGATCCGACGATTGCGATGGTGGCGTCGATGGTCAAGAGCGGTGAGATCGCTGATTCTGCTGTGGCGTACAAGACGTTGTTCGACAAGGCGACCGATCCTTCGAGCGCGTTGTACGGGTACACGCCTGAGCAGATCAAGTCGACGGTCGATGACTGGTTTGGTGAGCTTGCTGATCAGCAGATCACTTTGGCTCGTACCCAGTACGACGCCTCGTCTGGTGGTTCTGGTGGTTCGTCGAAGCCGAAGGATGTGTGGGCTGCTGCTGGTATCCCGAATCCAACCGAGCAGTACTACGGTTCGTACGATCCGACTACTGGCATGTTGGACACGAATGCGCCGTTGTCGGCGGACGTTTCGGCACGGGTGAAGAAGACCCGTGACGGCTTGTCGGCTGCACAGCAGGCGTATCGGGATTTCCTGCTGAAGAACCCCGACTACCGCAGCCCGTCAGTGCGATCGGAATCTCAGAGGGATTACCCGAAACTGCAGCAGGCAACCAAGGATGCAATGGGGGATCCTGCGAACGAGCTTTCGGGCCAGGAAGCATTGGATTATTCAAAGTTGCTGGTCGACAACTACAGCACAAAGGTGAACGCCCTTGGCTTCGACCCGAAGCTGATTGATTCCGCAATGCTGGATGGCAAGTTGACTCGGCAAGAGGTTGCCGATCTGTGGCCAAACGCAGACAACCAAGGAGATCACATCAAGCGGGTGTCTACATCGTCCCTTGACGGGTTCGACCGTCTGATGTCGGGTCGTCGGACTGGTTCTAAGACGGCTGCCGAATGGTCGGGCCGCGGAGCAATCGAGGCGAAACGGAACTCTGGCAGCCAGGCGCAGAGCGGTCTGGGTGACAGCGTGTGGCGCAGCATGCGCCAAGCTCAGGATGCGAACGACTACACCAACGGTTCTGCCGTTGGTGAGGCGCTCGCTATGCAGATGCTGGGCAGAACCCCTGCTCAGGACAACATCCAGCGGCGTCTGGCCATGTTCAGGGCGGCTGGGCTGCTCTAGTTCTGTAACAGTTTCGGCCATAGTTGATGGCCGTCATTGATCCCCGCCTCGAGATGGCGCGGCGCGCTCGCGCTGCAGCCGTTTCTACCCCGAATGTCGTCACGCTGAAGCAGACGCTGCAGCGGGGTATCGCTGCTCCGACATCGGGGCAGAGTCCTGATGCTGTGCGCCTGCTGTCGAAGGCGTTGTCGATGCAGGATGTCCAGAACCGAATGAAGGCTGTGGACATTGCTCAGGGCAGGACTGCGAACGCTGACGAGGGTTTGTTGGCGAAGATCGTTGACAATCCGATCGCCAAGACGATCTTGAAGCCGCTGGAGGTGCTTGACGTTCCTCGACGTCTGATCATCTCTGGCATCCACGAGGTCTCTGATGCCATTGGCTCTGGTGATGCTTCGTGGTCGGATTTCATCAACCAGGCGAAAGACCCGACTTACGGCGTCGGTAGGTACGTCGACACTGGCAACAAGTGGACTGACCGCATTCTCGGCTTCATCGGGGATGTCGCCCTCGACCCGATGACGTATGTCACCTTCGGTGGTTCAAAGTTCGCTGGTGCTTCTGGTCGCCTCGCTCTCGCTGAGAAGGTGGCGTTGAAGACTGGTGACGATGTTTTGGCGTCGTCGGTGGCACGCTTCGGTCGTGCAGCGTTGACTGCCCAACAGATCGCTGATCTGGACATCAAGGGGTTGAAGCAGGCTGGCATCTACTTCATGGGCAAGAAGGTGGGTCGTGACGGTCTGATCGGTCGCGGCAGCGAGGTGTTGGGTTCGATGGGTGAGCGGTCGCTGAACCGTTTGCGATTCGTTGCGTCCGACTCGAAGCTCGTCAAGTTCGCACAGAACGCCTTTACTACGGACGTCAACCGTGAGGCACGTCTGATGCTGTTGCGTGGTGAGGCACCGCAGGGCATGGCTGCCGATCTGCTTCACGTTGTCAACTCTCGCAATGTCCAGCGCAGCGCGCAGGGCATTGCGTTCTCCGAAGCCCAAGTGGCGATCGCCAAGATGGCCAAGGAGACTGGCGCGGCTGACAACGCTGCGCTTGGGAATCGAATCCGCCAGGTGCTCGAGGGTGCAGGCGCACCTGCCACCGAGGTCGAGCAGGCTGCTGCAGCGAAGTGGCGTGCTTGGTTCGATGCGTCGTTGGATCAGGTGAATGCTGCGATGCAGAAGGCTGATCCGACCGCTGCGTTCGGCAAGATCAACAACTACGTGCCGTTGATGTACACCGAGTTGGCTCGCGAGGAGCTGCGGAATCCGACGTCACGGTTCGCTTCGTTCATCAAGAAGGGCATGGACGACGGTGATCCGCTGTCGGTGTTCGAGCCTCGCTACCTGTTCAAGAAGATCCGTGAGGATGGTTCGGTCGACTGGTTCGGCACGAAGCTCACGGCGGACATGTTGCCGTCGCCGCAGACGCTGGCGGACGGCACCGCGTTGACGATCGACACGTTGAACAAGATTGCCCGTGACGCTGGTTTCGCTGGTGACGTGTTCGAGACCGACATTCTGACGATCGCAAACAAGTACTCGTATCAGCATTCTGCGCAGATGGGTCTTGCCGCCAAGTATGAGGAGTTGGTGTCGAAGGGCACGATCTTCCGTCGTGAGGCGGTGTATGAGCAGTCGGACGAACTGTTCGACCCCGAAGCGACGAAGGCTGCTGCCGACTGGATCGCTAAGCATGTTGCGGAGACGGAGGCTGCTCATGGGGCGCTTGTCGATGCGATCAAGAACGTGCGTGGTGCTCTCAGGGACGGCGGGAAGATGGTTGAGGAGCGTCTGTCTCGCGCCGTCGGTTTGACGGCGGAGCAGACGGTTGCGGCGCAGCGGCATGAGGTGATCTCGATGATCCAGTCGTTGACCGATCCGATCATGCAGCACCTCGAGAAGTTGGGTGCTTCGTCGGCAAAGGTGTTCGATTCGACGGTCGAGTGGGCGATCACTTCGGACATGTTGGATGCCGAGTTGAAGCGTGTCGCTGACGATGCGCAGCGTCTGTCTGCTGAGATGATGGATGCGGCGGTGACCCGTTACGGCACTCTGTCGAATGCTGTTGAGGCTCAGCAGTTGTTCAACGAGTACAGCGGTCAGCTTGCCCAGTTGGAGGCAAGGGCGGCGAAGGCTCAGCAGCAGTTTGCGACTGCTGTGGAGATGGCTCCGATCATTCAGGCTCGTTGGGATGACATTGTGGCGGGCCGTCAGTTTGCTGCGTCGTCGACGTTGACGAAGGAGCAGGCTTCCCGTCTGAATGCTCTGTCGAAGGCGGCTGGCTATCGGGGTACGCCGACATCGACGTACGCGATCGAGGGTGCGTTCCGTGACTGGGTGAAGGCGTCTGATGGTATGCAGACGTTGGACTGGTGGAAGCGTGTCAACGGTGTTGTCGACGTTGCTCTGTCGACGTCTGAAGTCGCCGACATCGCTGCGAAGGATGTGCCGCAGATGTTGCGGAACATCACTGGTAGCAGTCTCGAGTCGGTGCATCAGATGCGTGTTGCTGGTTCGTGGTTGCTGGCGCATGACTCGGCTGTGTTCGGTGAGGTGATGCCGAACGCCGAGTTGGCTGCTGCCCGTCAGGAGTTGGTGGATGCGCTGTCTGAGGCTGCGGATTCGCAGTTGCGTGCTGCTCAGATCGGCAAGATCGTCACTTCGAACCGTAACGATGCGAAGGCGTTGAAGGTTGGTTCGGAGGCTGTTGGTCAGGTTCAGGCGATTGAGCGGTCGTTCAAGGAGTACATCAAGCAGAGCGCTGTTGCCGCTGGTTGGCGTGACGGTATTTGGAATGAGGATGCTGCTCGCAAGATTCTCGTCAAGACGCTCGATCAGTGGGAGCCGAACCTCGAGCTTCTTGATTCGCTGACCGAGCAGGTGTACAGGGCTGGTTTGGGTCGTGACGGGCAGACTTCTGATCAGATCCTTGCGATCGTCGACAACGCAAAGTTGAAGAAGAAGCAGCTCCTGAAGAAGGAGCATGCCATCTACCATCCTGACGGTTGGAAGCAAAGCGGCACTTTGCAGGACTACGTTGACTCGTATGGCAGGTTGACGGTCAACTCGAAGGAACTGGCTGACTCTGGTTACGGCGAGGTGGCTGCCCAGTCGACTGCTGCACGTCAGGCGGTGGCGACTCCTCGTGAGGCTGCTGACAGGGCTGCGATGGCGATTGAGCGGTACAAGCTGCAGTCTGATTTCACGCACCGTCTGATTCAGGCGACGGAGTCGATGATCCAGTTCGGTGTAGTGCCGACTGAGAGCATGACTCGCCAGTTGTTCAATGCTGCTGCGCAGGATGGTTTGGAGCGTTGGACGTTGCATTCTCGCAACGTGAACGCTGCTGCTGAGGCGGTGACGCAGATCCGTGCACGGTTTGCTTCGATCATCACGACGCCTGGCTGGGATGGGTCTCGTGGTGTGGCGTTGCAGCAGGCGTGGCGTGAGATTTCGGACATGCTTCCGCCCGATGTTGCGTCCTACCTTGACCGTACGGTTCTGCAGTTCGGTGATCCGAGCGTGATGCTCGACAAGATGCGGGAGAAGTACTGGCTTGGCGATGTGTTGGGTATCGAAGGGAAGTTCGATACCCCGATTCGTGGTGTGCGTCCGAAGGAGACTGCACAAGAGTTCTACGAGGCGGTTGGCAAGGATCGTGGGTTGCCTACGCCGAACGCTGGCGAGTCCGCAACCGCATATCGCAAGCGTGGTCTTGAGAAGATCAAGTACAACCCGAAGAAGACTCGTCGAGATTTCGTCGAGGAGTACTACCAGTCGACGGTGAAGCCGTGGTATCAGCAGAACTACCCTGGTCGTGCTGGTAAGGAGAAGGCGGTTCAGGCGCTGAAGGAACGGGCTATTGCCGCTCAGGCGAAAAGCCCGTTCCGTCCTGATGTTGCCAACTGGGAGATCGAGGAGTTTTTCTCTCTGCTTGTCGGCGGCGAGGTTCGTGGCGGTCGTACTGGGATGGCGGTCACTCGTAACCGCTACATGCAGCAGTCTGAACGCACCCGTGCAATCGGCTCTTTGCAGACGGTGCGTGGAGCGATGCAGGAGGATCGTCGTCTTGCATCTCAGGTGAGTGCTGCGCTTCGCCTTGCGGCTGATCGCAACGTCGACATCGACAAGTTCATGGCTGACTTTGCTGTCGGTGCTCGGGCCGCGGTTCGTGGTCAGAGGACTCCGACGATGTTTGCTGACACGATGCGGTGGTTGGCGGACTCGATCGAGGGTCTGGACGTCAAGATTGCTGGCGCGTATGACGAGACGATCAAGGCTGCTGAGAGGGTGAAGCGGACTCAGGCAGAGTTGTCTCGGGCGCAAGCGTTCGAGGATGCTGTGTCGACTGCTCCCCCGTGGTCGCCGTCGGAAACCGTGGATGGTTTGCCGAAGGGCATTGATCCGAAGAAGGCTGCAGAGTTCCGTGGGGCACGGTTCCGTCTTCGTCGCCTTCAGGCGACTGAAGACTATGCGCTTGCGTTGAAGGAGCAGCAGCGTGTCGATCTGCTTCGCCGTCTTTCTGGCGTCGACGGATGGAAGGCCCGTGTAGAAACGTATGTCGATGGCCCCGCTGTTGAGGGCTGGGCCGTTTCACGTGGTGGCGGAGCGGGAGCAAGCATCGTCAAGGACGGCAATGGCAATGCTCTCACGTTCTCACAAGCCGAATGGGAGGCGTTGTTCATCGACGACAGGACGGCAGCATCTGAGGCTGCCCGTCTTCGTGGCGATGTTGGCAGGGCTGCGGATCACCACAAAGTGATCGAGGCTCGTATCGAGCTGCTGCGCACCGAGCTGACCGACAACGCTGGTTCGCTGTCGGCGAACAAGGCGCGCACGATGCGTCGTGAGATCCGACAGTTGGAGCGTCGGTCGAAGGTGGTGGCTGACTACCTTGAACATTCACGCATGATGTTGAGTTCGATGTCGCCTTCGGTGCGGAAGACTGCGCACGAGAAGTTTGATGCTCTTGCTGCGTTGGGTGATTCCGTGTTTGGTGAGTTGCCGATGCGCCAGAGTTTCATGGGTGGGCCTGGCTATCACGCTGGTTCGTTCTCGCTGGGTGATTCGGTGCTGCCGAACGCTCAGGAGCGTCTTGCCCGCCTTGAGGAGTCGTGGGCTGGTTCTCGTAGTGGCACGCTGATTGCCGAGGTTGCTTCGCTCAACGAGCAGGTGTCGAACCTTGGTTTCGAGTCGATGTTGTCGAAGGCTGAGCAGCGGGCTGCTGCCGCTGAGGAGTTGCGTCGTGCTGCTCAGGTGTCGTATCAGAACAAGTTGTTCAAGATTGAGGCTGAAGGCACGGTGATGGCCGAGAAGGCTCCAGAGTTGGCTGCGTATCAGGCAACGCATGGGCCTGACGGCTTCACAACCAAGTTGGATTCGGCACGTCGCGCGCTGGAGACTGCGCCTACTGTCACCGCTCCTGGCGCTGATCCTGCCGAGTTGGCTCGTCAGATGGATGCTGCCACCCGCCAGCTCGAGGCTGGTATCAAGGTTGG